CATCGAGACCTCGTCGAGGACGATCAGCTTCGCGTCGGCAGCATCGCTCTGCGGGTTCAATGCGAAGCGCGGCTTCTTCATCTGCGAGAGAGCTTGGCGCTGCGCCTCGATGGCGGCTTCCGCTGCCGTGCGATCGAACCCGGTGAGCGTCCGCGCGTGGGCCTCCGCCTCCGCGACCTTGTTGCCCGCCGCCTCGATCTCTTCTTCGGTCGCCTCGATGACGCTGTAGATCAGGCTGTGGATGGTGCGCGCCGGCGTCCCCTTCCGCTTGAGCACCAGGGCCGCCTTGCCGGTGAAGGTCGCGGTGACCACGCCCGGCACGCAGCTGCCGCCGTCCCGATCGCTGACGTGTGGATCAAGGCCGAGTTCCTCCAGCGCGAACTTCAGGACCGTACTCTTTCCGGTACCCGCATAGCCAAACAGCCGAAACACCTGCTGCTCCGCTGTGCGGCTCTTGAACCATTCCTTGATGGCGGCAATCGCACGGGCCTGGAGGTCGGACGGGGCAAGATCGCTCATCGCCGGCTCCTCCAGCATCGGTCCTGCCACGAGCACGCGCCATGATAGGATCCGCCACTCATCCCGCCTCGACAAACGGGCGCGCTGCAGTCGGCAGCGGCACGCGGTAGAAGCTCCTCCGCCTCGCTTGCCCGGACCACCTGCACGGCCCGGTCGCTCATGGCCTGCGCGAGTGCGGCATCGAACGGCACCAGCTCTGCGTGGAGCTCGAGGGTGTCGCGATTGAGCGCGGTAAACAGGGCCGGGTTGGGCAGGTCGAGATAGGCCTGATAGAGTACGATCTGGGCGGCATAGACCGGTCGCGCGTTCACCACGCCGCGCTTGACGATCTCCTTCCAGGGGCCTGCGCCGACTGCCTTGTTCTCCCACAGCGCCGGAAAGGTCATCGGTGCCGGTCCGCCGACCACGCAGCCGTCGATGTGGCCGCGGAAGCGGCCGCTCAGCATCGAGAACCCGAACTGCCGTCCATCCGAACGGTGGGTGCGGAGATCAAAGCCGGCGGCCCTCAACCACGCCGCAACGACGTCCTCGCCGCGATGGCCGGCCTCGAAGATTCGGAGGGTGGCCGGCTCGAAGTCGCGGCCCTCGTCCTTCGGCACGGCGAGGTAGTCGTATTGAATCTGGCGCAGGCATTCTCGGCCGAGGCCCGAGCTGCTCACATAACGGCGCGGCGGCTGGGTCTGGTGGCGCGCCAGTAGCGCGCTGTCGATCGCTCTGCCGATGGTGGCGGCAATACCAGACGGGCGGAGCGGGGCTTCGTACTGGCAGCCGGAGTTGTGGTTGAGATCGATCACCGGAAGCGGCCCTCAAAAAGGAATCTCGTCGTCGAAGGGCGTGCCGGAGCGCTCGGGCGCTGCCGCCTGGCGCTGCATGCTCTCGACGTACCCGGTGACAGCCGCCTCGATCAGCTGGTCGATCTCGGCCGCGGTTCGATTGTAGAAGGGCTCCATCAGTCCGAGTGCGGTAAGCGCCTCGGCGAAGGGTCGCCGGGCCTCCGTGAGGGCCTGCGTTTCGCGGGCAGTCTTATCGATCACGCCGTTGTTCTCCCTAGCGAGTGCGATTCCGAGGTCGGCACAGGTCCGCGAGCAGAAGCTGTAGTCGGGGAAGCGGTCCCGACGGAGCAGGTGGCAATAGAGGTGCCCTCGGCTCTGCCGGCCGCAGAGCGCACAGGGAGCTAACCAGCCATGAGCCACCTGAGATTGGCCGTGGCCGCCTCCGGTTGTTCCCTGATCCGCTCCGCCGCCAACACCACGAAGCAGTCGTTGGCCTTGGCGGCCATGGCTTCGAGATCGCGCATGGTCAAAGAGCGGATGGGCTGATGGAGCCCACCTCTTCCTTCGAGCCATCTGCCAATCGCCTTCGCCGCTTCGCGCGTGGTGTGCGCCTGCCATTCGTCATCGGTCACGACCTTCCGCCTCAGGTATTGAGCCAGGCTGGTCCGGTGGCAGGCGCCGGCTGAGGCGGGCTGGGCTGATCCTGATTGGCCCAGGGCACGCTGCCATTCGGCGGCGGGTTAGGCTGCCAGGCAGGGGCGATCTGCGTCGCGCCGTTCTGCGCCTTGCGCGGCTTGGCGTTGATCGGATCGGGTTGCACGGACTCGCCGCGCATGATCGCGTCGTACTGGGGCTCACCCGGCAGGACGACATTGGCGAGCTTGTTTGCGTCCCTGTATTGCGGGTCCGACGCCGGCTCGACCATGATCCGTGCGGCAACCACGATGCCGTCGAGCTGCTTCAGACCCTGGAACACCCGCTTGGCCTTGGCGGCCGCACTCTCGTCGCGCGGATCGAGGCCGAGGGCGCTGTCGACCATGGCGCGGAACGTCGCCTTCGAGATGTTCCAGCCCTTCGACTGCCCCTTCTCGTCGAGCTTGCCTCCCGCGACGGTGAAGTTCTGCCAGAACTTCCGTCGGGCATAGGGGCCGGCGACCACCGTGAACTCGCAATCGAGCAGCTTCGCGTCGCTGGACTGCGATGCCTTCAGCAGACCGGCGTCGATCGGCGTCGAGCCGTTCGTGCCGCCCGGGCGAATGGTCATCTTCACCTTGGCGAAGGTGCCGTCCGGGATGAGGTCGCCGACGGGGGCCATCTGTGGCTGGGCATCATTGAGGTCGTACATGTCGTTCTCCTTGGCTTGAGAATGTCGATTGAGGGTGCCGCCTATCGCGCGGCTGCGAACCCGGTTGCGTTGATCTTGGCGAGCAGCGCGCCGAGGTCGGGGGGCTCAGTCTCGCCGAGGCGGCCGCTTCGGTCCTTGGCCGGCAGGCCGAACGGATTGCCGGCCCGGCAGACGAGTCGGCGTTCGCTCGCCTTCTCATCGAGGACGTAACCGCCTTCCGCATCACGCGAGAACAGGTGCAGGGCCATCACCTGATCGACGATGCCGGGCAGTTCGCGGCCGACCTTGGAGCCCTCCATCTGCGGTTGCCATGTCGCGATGCCGAATTCGTCGGTGACCTTCTCCAGAACGCCGACGAAGATCACGGTCTTGCCCGGCGCGTGCTGGAGGTGCTTGAGGGCCTGGATGACCTCGCGGCCGAGGAGGCCGTAGGCGCCACGGACATCGGGCTTACCGGTGCGATCGGAGTAGGCTTCCGGCTGTTGCCGGGCGTAGACCATGGACTGACGCGTCAGATCGGTGATGCTGTCAACGAAGACCACCGATTTGCTGGCGAGGAACTCCTCGACGCCGCTGCCGGCATAGACGCTCCTCGTGTGCTGATGGTGCTGCGCGCTGTACCAGGCATTGGGATCGGCGGCCGGGTCGGGTCCGCCGATAAGCACCGCGAGGTCGCGGAAGTCGACGAAGCTCCGTACCGGGATGCTGGCGCCGGGCCAGTCCTGCACCGACTTCATCCCGGCCTCGAGATCAAGGCAGACGGTCTGGTCGGCCGGCAGCGTCTTCAGGAGCGACGTCTTCCCGGCACCCGGTGGACCGAAGATCGCGATCGAGGTCTTGTTGTGGGCTGCCGACAGCCGCTCGTCGGCAGTGATGATGCGAACCGGCATTGGCGGTGTCCTTTCTCTCAATCTGTGTCGTCGACTTCGGGTCGGGGGCGGCGGGGCGTTGACCAGCGTTGGGACACTTGTTATCTAACCGGCCAGTTCCTTCATACGGAACGCTGTTCTGCAGCCGACCTGGCTGCTATGTATCATTTCACGTGACAAGACGTCAACGAGGAGCGCCCCGATGTCAGAGCGGATCGAACTGTGCAAGACCGACGATGTGGCCGAGGGTTCGGCCATCAAGGTCGAGACCAACGATCTGATCCTCGCAGTGTTCAATCTGAACGGCGCATTTTATGTGATCGACGACACCTGCACGCATGGACCCGGCTCCTTGTCGGAAGGTCCGATCTGCGGCGACGTGGTGGAATGCGACTTTCACAACGGTTCGTTCAACATCAAGACGGGCGAAGTCGTGGACCCGCCATGCATGATCCCGATCAAGACCTACGTCACCAAGGTCGAGAACGACACGGT